CGAAGAATTAGAGGAGAACTTTCCACCAACCACACCAAACCCAGAGGATTCAATGCAAAAAATTATGTACAGATCTGGACAACGCTCTGTGGTTGAGTGGATTGTCCATAGAATGGAAGAGGTGAGAAGCGATGCCTTATGATACTAACGGAAGATGGGTACCACCTGATGATGCCGAAGGTGACTGGGCTAACTGGGATAGAATGGGAACAGAAGATTTCCAAGATCTAATCGAGTCAGGTCAGTTAGAAGGTGTCGGTCTTGCAGACATGGCAGCAGTTAGAAGTAGATTTGATACTGAAGATTGGAAAAGATTAGATGACAATCAAAAATTAGGTGTACTCCAAGAATACCAAAGGATTTATGGTTACATGTCAGACGGTACTCGTCTTGATGATCAATGGGGTATGGACTTAGAACGTTTAGAAGATTCTGATATGTGGGAAGACGATGGTGATCTTGATATCAATTCATGGTTTGAATCACATATTAATAGAACAGGTGATGGTCATAAGATAGACTATGCAAATTACAACGATGATCATTTGTATCAAGCTGCTCGTAACTCTATGATACAAGGAACCCCAGAGCAACAAGCAGCGTGGGGTGGTGGTGATTATAATGATCCGTATGAAAACGCTAAGCAAATCCGTACAGCTACTGATATTATATCTGGTTGGGATAAAGCTAAACGTGAAGAGATGGTAGCATGGGCACAGGAAAATGTTAAAACTTTAAGTGATGCTGAAAGACATCTGACGATGTTTCAACAAACTCAGAAGTTTGATCCTGTTACCAAGACTATGTATACCTATGAACCTATAAGAAAAGATGGTGCTATTGATCCTAATAACCCTAGCCATAATGCACTGACTATTAAACAACACCTACCACCTGCACCTCCAAAAGAATTGAATGTTGTCAAAGGTAATGCACCTGCACCAACAGTCAATGCTGATGGCAACAGGATTGCTAATGAAGCTGATATTACAGGTTGGTACAGACAGTATTTAAACAGAGATCCCGACCAAGCAGGTCTAGATCATTGGTTAGATGATGTCAGTAATGGTAAATCATTTGAATGGATTCAAGGTCAGATTATGAATTCCCCAGAAGCAGCCGCTAAAGGTAACAAAGACTTCGGTGCTACTTACTACAACCCAGAAGCTTACGGAAGTGAACAAAGTATTACAGATAAACTAGTTGCTAAACCAGCGAAGGTACAAGCACCTAGTATAACTATTAGAAATATTGGTGAACCTAAGAAGCCAACTAGATCTTACATGGCTTTGAATGATACAGTCTGGACAGATCCTAGTGTTGATAAACGTAGCACTGGTAGATGGAAGGATGGATCACGACCAAGTACAGGTAAACCACGTAAGAATGCTGAGTTCTTAACCAAAGCACCAGTCAAAGGAGGTACATAATGGCAGGTTATAGATATGATTACGGTGCCTTGATGGGTGCCAACACTACTAACAATAACTTCAAACCTTTATCTGAAGTAGCAGGTACAGCTGACAGTAATAACATGGTCAATGCTTTACTTGAAGCTAAAGGTTTAACCGCTGGTACTCAGGCAACTACTGATGTAATGGCTGGTCTACCTAATCTTCAAGCTGATTCACAAGTTGAGCTGATGCAGAACGTAGCTGGCTTATCTGAATCAGATACTGCTGTAGCTAGAGGTGATACATGGGGTGGTTCCAACGACACCATGGGTAAAAGTTGGTTAGAAAAGATAGTATCAGGTGATACTGATGCAACTAACATTAGTGTAGAAGATCTTTATACACAAGGTTTTAATAGAGAAGGTGATACTGGAGGTTTAGCTCATTGGAAAGGTGACATGGCAGGTGGTTCTACTATACAAGACATAGCTAGACACTTTCTTGCTAGTGAAGAATCTAACATAAGAGATGTCTACCACGAAGAGTATGGTAGAGATGCTGACACAGGTGGTTTAGAATATTGGCGTAATGAAACTGCAGGTGATGACTCTGCAGCTGTCAGAAATGCTATACAATACCGAGGTGATAACGCAGACTGGGTTCAAGATGAAACTTCAGTTAGAGATCGTTTATCATCTGAGTTAGGTTTACATTCTAGTGATGCTCAACGTAATGCTGATGCATCTTTAGATACAGATGGAGACGGTGTAGCTGACATCTTCACTGACGCATCCGAAGCTGATGTTAGCCGCATGATGGATTCAGGTGACTTAGGTGCATCCGAAGTAGCTGATAAAGTTAGAATGCAAACAGCAGCTTCATCCATGGGTGACTATGGTGGCGGCGTTGATGACGTTGGAGCTACTGGTATCCATAGGATGCTTGCTAACCAAGAGATGGGTACAGTTGTTAGTGAAGCTACTGGAGATAAATGGGTATCAGATTCTACTACATTAGCTAAGACTTCAGCTGATTACTTACCAGATATTCAACATGAGTATGATGAAGATGGTAACATAATAAAAACAACTGAGTCTAATGTATGGAGTCTGTTAAAAGCAGGTACTCAAGATTATGATCCAGAAGATCCTGATAAACCAATTATTGGCCCACCTAAGGATGACGACCCTATTGACGATGATGATGGTATCGTAGTAACCAACGAGGAAGTTGACTACACACCTGAACTTACATCAGACGTAGAAGATAGTAGTTCATATGGAGCTTCTAAAGAAGCATTTGATAATGCAGCTGCAGGTATAGATACACCCGGACCTGATATGTTTATCCGTAATTCACAAGGAATGACTACAGGTGAATCAGCTAAAGGAGTAAGACTGAAGAGATCTAAGAAGTTTAAAACAGGTGAAGCTGCACTAGGTACTAAACAACTAGGCAGACAATTACAAATCAAATCCCTTAATATATAATGTCAGCTAAAACTAGATATGACAGTTTATCATCCAACCGTTCACAGTTTCTAAACACAGCGGAAGAGGCAGCAAAGCTAACAATACCTTATCTAATTCGTGGAGAAGAGGATTTCTATAAAAGTGCTAAGTCATTGTCAACACCATGGCAATCGGTTGGGGCTAAAGGAGTGGTTACTCTAGCAGCTAAACTACAACTCGCACTCGTACCAGTTAACACAAGTTTCTTTAAGTTACAAGTTAACGATGGTATGCTAGGTGAAGTAGAACCTCAAGTTAAAACAGAATTAGATTTATCCTTTGCAAAGATAGAGAGAACTATCATGGATGCTATCGCAGCATCAGATGATCGTGTTATCATACACCAAGCACTTAAGCATTTGGTAGTAGCAGGTAACGCTCTTGTCTTTATGGGTAAAGAAGGGTTAAAGCTTTTCCCTCTACATCGTTATGTTATAGAACGAGATGGCAACGGTAACGTGATTGAAATTGTTACCAAAGAAAAAATTAGCAAAAAATTATTACCTGATTTTGAAGGCGAGCTAACCCCTCAGCCCAATGCACCGGGTCAAGATGGAGAGAAAGACAGTGAAGACGTGGATGTATATACACACGTCAGACGTGATAACAATAGATTCTTATGGCATCAAGAGGTAAACGATAGAGTTATACCTAAGTCCATGAGTAAAGCACCTATCGATTCAACACCATGGTTACCTCTAAGATTTAATACTTTAGACGGTGAACCTTATGGACGTGGTAGAGTGGAAGAGTTTATGGGTGATCTTAAGTCACTTGAAGCTCTGTCACAAGCTATCACTGAAGGTAGTGCAGCAGCTGCTAAGGTAGTGTTTGTTGTCTCACCTTCTTGTACCACTAAACCACAGACTCTTGCAGCTGCAGGTAATGGTGCTATCGTTCAGGGTAGACCTGATGACATAGGTGTAGTACAAGTTGGTAAGCAAGCTGATTTTGCTACAGCTTATCAGTTAATGCAAACCTTAGAGAAAAGATTATCAGAAGCATTCCTCATATTAAATGTACGTCAATCAGAACGTACTACAGCAGAGGAAGTCAGGATGACTCAGATGGAACTAGAGCAACAACTCGGAGGACTCTTCAGTGTGTTGACTATTGAATTCCTTGTACCATACCTGAATAGAAAGCTAAGTGTTTTCCAAAAGACTGGTGATATTCCTAAGTTACCTAAAGGTATTGTACAACCTACCATTGTGGCAGGTGTTAATGCATTAGGTAGAGGTCAAGATCGTGAGAGTCTTGGACAATTCCTTACAATGATCTCACAAACCATGGGACCAGAAGCTACTCAGCAATACATAAACCCTGAGGAAGTTATTAAACGACTTGCAGTTGCACAAGGTATAGATATACTTAACCTTGTACGAGGTATGCAAGAGGTGAAACAAGAACAGCAACAAGCAGTTCAACAAGAACAACAAGTTGATCTAGCTAAAGCTCAGATGGGATCACCAATGATGGACCCAAGTAAAAACCCAGCACTAGGAGGACAACCAGTTGGAGAAGGTCAACCCGTCCCGCCCACGGAAGGCTAAACGTAAAGTTGTTAAGCCACCCGAAGAGGCTAAGACAGAAAACAAATACGCCCCTCGTATGAAGGTAGGCAAACCACAGATTGGACGTAGTATTAAAGTCGAAACTGTTGGTCTAGGTAATCTAAAAGTAATCACCCAAGATGGCAACC